TCCCTCGGACTTCCTGAGACGGCTGTAAATCCCTTTGTCGCACGCTTGCGGACCGACGCTCCGGCGCTCCCGTATCCTTTGTATCCTGCATAAGCCATTTACTTTCTCCTTATCGCGGCGGGGTGAAAGGGCTCCGATCTCCCGACCGGAGATGAAAGCCCCCACCGCACGCCAAACGCTTCCCTTGTCAGCGTGTGACGCCTTACCAGTCTCTGATCACGACGCCCACCGCCTTGCGCGGTGACATTCCCTTCTCCAGGCGGAGCTTCAGCGCCATGAGTCTGTCCCACATCTTCAACGTTTCCGATGCGGACAGTGCCTCCCTGGAGATCGACCTGTTTCCGATCGTGTAGGACGTGACCGATCCGCCGGAAAGAGCACTCTTTCTTTCCGGCGCCAGCGTGTCCAGATCGTCCACCGTGACTGTGTACTGATAGTTCTCCCTGTACAGCTTCACGATGTAAGGGATCCCGTTCTCTGTCTTCCCGTCATATGCGACCATGTCACCACTCCTCACTTGCTGTTTTCCTGATCCTCGCCGGCCGCTTTGGTATATTTGCGTCCTTTTGTCCTGCTGCCGCGAGCTTCTGCTTCACGGCGTCCAGGTTCGGATGGAGCACCCGGAAAGCGGCGTTTGCGTAGTTCCGGCAGTCCAGTGCCTCGTTCCTGTCGTGCCCCGGGAGCTTCTCCCATTTCCATTTCCCGTTATTCTGGAGCGTCATATGCTCGGACAGCAGGCCGGAATAGTACAACGCATCGTATCCGCGCCCCCAGTCTTTCGGGAAATGCGACATCCTGGCGCCCGGCTCCCTGACCTTCAGGCCGCTCATGATGTGCTCTTTCCCGCTGTCCACGCCGATCATGTAATACCAGTACTTGCCGGTGTGTCCTGCTGCCGTGCTGTAGTCTCCCTGCTTCGCAGGTGCCGTGAACGGCACTCCCTCTCCGCCCTGTCCTTTGATGGCGAATACGCGTTTATTCTTCCTGGCTGCGCAATAGTATCTGACCTCCTGCGTGTAATGTCCTCCCTCGTCTACAAAGGTCAGCGATATCTTCAGGCCCTTTCCGTTTCTGAAATGCCAGACGCGGTCTATGATGCCGTCCAGCTTCTCCCAGGTCTCCGGACTGGCCGGGTTCCCGTCGATGATGCCTTTTTCTATGCCCCAGTTCTCCTCGAACAGCCCATAGCCCACGACCTCGTACTCCAGGCGATTGTCCTGTGTGTCCACGCCCATGGTGAGGACCAGCACGCCATCAGGAAGCTCGGCGCCATACTCTTCTGCTCTGGAGGCAAGTTCGTCCTCATCCTCGATCTCTCCGCGAGGATCCCAGAGCTGACCGAACAGCGTGTTGAACACCGGCTGCAGCTTCTCCGGATCCTTTCCCGCTTCCAGAAATCGGATGATGATCTTCTCCCAGGACAGCCATGGTGAGTAGAAACCATTGATCCAGAAGGACCGGCATCCGTTTCTGATGGCCTCCGGACTTTTTGCGAGCCATTTCATCGGCTGGCGCTTTATTGTCTGCTCGTCTGCATAGCATCCGCACTCCGGGCAGGCCCAACCCGTGGAGTCGATGACGAACTGCTTCTTCTTTCCCTCGCCGATCGTGTGAAAATCATACCGGACTGCGTTGAAATCGATAAAGGTGTACTCTCCGCATTCCGGGCACTTAACACACCAGTACTCTTTCGTCCCCAGATTGAAGAGATCCTCTATCTTTGACGCTCCCCGGATGGTCGGTGTGGACACCGCAACCATTTTCGCATTGTAGAATGTGTTCGTCCTGCGCTCCAGCAGGCTCCACGGATCTCCCTCCGTCCCCGCTGACTTCGCCCAGCGGTCGATCTCATCGGCGAACACGTACCGGATCGGATGGCCAGCCAGATCTGTCGCCGAATTGGAGCCGATCATGGAGAGCATCCCACCAGGATAGGTCTTCTGTGAGATCGTGTTGCCGGAACTCCTCCCCTTTGCGTCCGCCACCTTGTCCCGCAGAGTGTCCGTGTCCCGTATCATCGGTGCGATCCGTCTTTTAGAGATATCCTGGACGTATTCCTTCGTCGGCACCACATAAAGAGCGCCGCCCGGATCCTGATCGATCATGTAGCCGATCATGTTGTAGAGGCTTTCCGTCTTCCCTACCTGTGACGATGCGACAACCGCTATGGTGTCCACCCTTGGATCCGTGAAGGCGTCCATGATCTCCTTCATGTACGGCGTTCTGGAGGTTCTCCACCGGCCAGCTTCTGCGCTGTTCTCCGGAGAGAGCATCCGATACTTGTCCGCCCACTCCGAGACGGTCAGGTCTTCCGGGGCTTTGAAGCCTTTGCAGAGCCTTTCGATGAGGCGGGCTGTCTTTTGGCGCTCCGCTTCGCGGGCGATGCTTTCTTTGCCGTCTTCGCCTGCATCCTCTTCGCGGCCGGTTCCCGTTTGGTCAGGCTCTCCTGCTGCCTGGCTTCTTCCGCCTCCTTTACGCTTAACCATTTCTCTCTCTCTCTGACCAGCTTCTTATAGCTGTTTTCATCATACCTGTACGCCGCAGTGTTGTTCAGAACCTCATCCACCGCGGACTTGATGATCGCGGAGGCCGCTTTCGCCGTTTTGGCCTCCGCTGTATCCTTTGCGAGCCTCCCAGGAAGCGCCAGAAACTCCGCCCGGATCTTTGCGATCACATCGCCGGTGATCAACTCTACATCCTCCGCCCTGTGCATGGTCCCCTGCAGCTCCTTCAGCTCCAGCTCCATCTTTCCGGCGCGGGCAGTCTTGTAGCGGAGATCCGCGAGGGCTGTCTGCTCCTCTGTGAGTGCGTCGCCTGATCCTGCAATCTTCTCCTTCAGGTGCTGGACATAGGCCTGCACACTCGGCGTCAGGTCGAAGTACTTTTTCCCGCTCTTGCTTTTCGACCGAAAGACGCCCTCATCTTCCAGCTGTCTCACTCGCTCGCTGGTCAGCGAAAGCAGCGTCCCAAGCGCCCTGGACGTTATCAGGTTTTCCTCGTTTACATTGAGCATACCAAACCAAATTCAGATTTTTCCCGCCTGCACCTAGGCAGGTTTTGGGCCTCGCAGCACCGCAGGGCCCCACCCCCGCCGAAAGTACCTATCCACCCCAGCCCAGCCTGATTTTTTTCTTTTTCCGGCTTAACCAGGGGGGTCATTTCAAGTACTGTTTGCAATAATGATCAAAACGTTTCTCGAGATTTTCGTTGATCGTCTTCTCGATCTCAGGCTTGACCCCATCCTTAGTCTGTACCATCTGGGGCACTGACAATGTCTTGATGGGAGCGATGGGCAATCGTTCGCTTCCTTCTCTCTGAAAAGGAATTTGCTTTGACCCTTCTCCTCCTGAATGCGCGAGAAAGGCTTTGCTACTTAACGGCTTGCGTGCTCCCTTCTTTATTTCCGCTGTTACCTGATATGGTTTCCCTGTTGAAGGTCTGGCCGTGGGCTTCATCTTGAAGTGGGTAGGGGTGAGCACCCTGCCCCGATAGGTGAGGGTAACGTCATCCACCGCAACCCCTGCCACGCTGATCTTGCCCCCGTTCTCTATGTGCAGGGCAGCCTTTACATCCGCCGCGGATATGTTGTACTCCTCGCGCACGGCCTTGGACACCCAGCCCGGCGCCCTTGTTCTCATATCGCCTATAGTGCGCCTGACTACCTTTTCGGCGTTGGCCTTCTCTGCGTCCAGCCCTTTGACCACCTGGTCCACGTTTACCTTGATCGATGCGGCCATGTAACCCACCCCACGCAAAAGGGACAGCCGAAGCTGTCCCCTTCTCGTCCTGCTTCAATCTGATGTCTCAGATCATCGGTATCATCGCTTTGAGATCCTTCAATGTCTCTTTGGCCTTTGCCATCGTTGAGTTGTTTTCGAGGTACTCGATCCCCTCTATTGTTATCACCGTGTTGTATGTCCTGTAGATTGTCTGCTTTTGCCACGGGGCGTGTACCTCTTTTACGCCGTCGATGTACCCTTTGTTGTAAAGGTTTGTAATTATGTCGTACCAGTATTTTTCCGGTATATTGAAACGCTCCGGTGAAATCTCATCGCATTGCGGCTCCTCGCCCGCTTTCATGCAGGCATACAGATAAGCCATAATCTTATAAGCGATTACGAAAAAATCATCCTTCGCCATCCTTCCCCTCCTGCCCGTTCAGGCGATCTTTAGTTTTTCCTTGAGCGCTTCCTGCAGCACCTGGGAAAAGTTGATCCCCGCCTCTGTCGCTTTCTCGTTCAGCCATTCAGGGAT